TTCACATTGCTGCCGCCAAACACATCAGCCAAGACGATAACGCATTTGCCGTGCTGGAGTGGGCGCGGGAGCACGCCAAGAGTGTGCACGCCGATGTATTTATTCCGCTCTACCTCAAAGCCCAAGGCAAACTCGATGGTTTGATTTTGGTGGGTAAAAACGAAACCGATGCTTGTAGATTGCTAGGCGACTTGCAAGCCCAATTGTTGAATAACAAACGCTTTCAAGCCGACTACGGCGAGCAGTTCAGTTACGGTTCGTGGGAGTTGGGCGACTTCACCACCCAAGACCGGGTTCGGTTTACTGCAATTGGCCGTGGGCAAAGCCCCAGAGGTATGCGCAACGAAGAACGCCGCCCAAACTATTGTGTGATTGATGATATTGATGATGACGAGATGGTACGCAATCCTCGCCGTGTAAGCGATTGTGTCGATTGGATATTGGGCGCGCTATACGGAGCTTTAGCTATCAAAAAAGCCCGGCTAGTGATGGTCGGCAATCGCATTCACAAAAAAAGTGTACTGGCCATGCTCGTAGGTGGATACGATACCGACACTCCAAAGCGTGAAAACGTATATCACAGCCGAGTGAATGCCCTCGACAAAAACGGAAACCCAACGTGGATAGAGCGTTACACCTTGGCGGAGCTGCAGTTGAAATTCCAACGTATGGGCAGCCGATTGGCGCAACGTGAATATTTCAACAACCCAATAACCGAAGGTAAGGTGTTTAAAAATGAATGGATGCAGCACTGGTTGCCTATGAACAAACTGCTTGCCAAAGGGCAATATGAACGCTTGATTGTGTACTGCGACCCGTCTTTCAAAAGCACCACCAAAAGCGATTACAAAGCCATTGTATTGATGGGCAAGATTGGAAAGCAGTTGCACATCATCAAGTATTTTTGCCGCCAATGTTCCGTTCCTATTATGGTGCGTTGGTTTTATGATTTGTATGAACAACTGAACCCCACCGATGGTAAAACCTTGGCTTGTGAATATTACATGGAAGCCAATTTTATGCAGGATTTACTGTTGGATGAATTTATGGTTGAAGGGGAATTGCGGGGCTATCAATTGCCCATATCAGGCGACCACCGCCAAAAACCCGACAAAGCCAGCAGAATAGAAAGCATCGCACCGCTTTTTGAGCGAGAGCTTGTACTGTGGAACAAAGACGAAGAAAATAGCAAGGATATGCAGACCGCTCGGGAGCAATTTTTCGCATTTGAAACGGGTAGCACCTACAACGACGATGCACCCGATGCAGCCGAAGGTGCTGTGTATAAGCACATGATACATGCCCGACAGCTCAGCACCACCCGAGTGCTAGGCAAACGCCATGTAATAGGATACTAGTAATTCAATTAATCATTATCAATTAACCATTATCAATTAAAATTATATGCCATTTCTATCGCAAGCCGATTACGACCCGCAAATACGCCAAGATGTTCACCGAGTGGTTGATGATGCCGATGTATCGTTAATGCAACTGGCCGAAGCTGAGGGCATCGAAGAGATGACCTCCTACCTTGGCGTACGCTTTGATTGTGCGGCTATTTTCGCAACAACAGGTGCAAGCCGCAACCCGCTTATCATCATGTACCTGGTCGATATTGTATTATACCACATTCACGCCCGCATCTCACCCCGCAATGTCCCAGAAATTCGCCAAATACGCTACGAACGTGCCATAGATTGGTTGCGTGATGTGGCTAAAGGAGTGCTTAACCCCAACTTGCCACCCTTGATGGTGGGTAGCAATCCGGCAACAGCCGCCAGCGATTATCGTTTTGGTTCTAAGGAAAAAAACCAACAAGGGTATTAAATAATTGTAAATTGTGAATGTTAAATTATGAATGTTTCCGCCTCGATGTGTGTCTTCATGTATCGAAATTAGTACCTAAAAAGTTTAACTACGCAATCCAAATTTTAACCCAAAAAGTGCTTTTAATTCAAATTTACAAAAAACGAGCAACAACCCAAACCCTCCGACCCGTTTAACTAGTGTTTAACTTCGAATATTTCGCAACCAAATCAATAATCCGCTATCTATGCCTAACCCAATAAAAATAATCGCTCAAAACGCCTTAAAATCAATTTTGGTTTCAGGCCAAAAAATCGCCCTCCAGCTAGCCAACAATCCCAAATCTCAAAAGCTCGAAAAAAATGGGGCAACCGTAATCAGCCAAGTAGTAGCCAACGCCAGCTACCGCACCCGGCAAGATACTGTAAGTTGGCGAGCGGCTATGATGCTCGCTGAGAAGCTCGAAAAACCCAAACGCACCCGATTGATGCAGGTTTACGGCGATGTCGTGTTGGACAATCACTTGACTTCGCTCATGGAAACCCGAAAATTGCGGGTAATTGGCACGCCTTTCAAAATCACCGATGCCAAAGGTAAGGAAAGCGAACACTCCGTTTTACTCAACCGAACGTGGTTTTTCGATTATTTGCATCATGTGCTCGATGCGATATTCTACGGCCATTCGTTGGTCGAACTGGGTAGTGTGGCTGATGGTGAGATTCAAAGTGTGGCTATCATTCCACGCCAGCACTTGGCGCCACTCACCGGCGAAATATATCCTGATATTAGCAAAGACAACACGATTAACTACCGGGACAACCCAATGTTTATGCAGTCGCTCGTTGAGATTGGCAAGCCCAATGATTTAGGGTTGTTGCTCAAAGCGGCACCACACGCTTTGTACAAAAAAAATGTACAAGCCGCTTGGGCGGAGTTTGTCGAGATTTTTGGTATGCCTATCCGCATAGGCAAGGTAGCCAGTAGAGTGCAAGCCGACATCGACCGTATGGAGCAATTCCTCAAAGAAATGGGACAATCGGCCTATGCCGTTATCGGTGAACAAGATGAAGTAACCTTGCGTGAAACCAGCCGTGGCGATGCTTACAATGTGTTCAATATCTTCATTGAGCGGTGCAACACCGAAATGAGTAAACTAATTGTAGGGCAAACCATGACGACCGACAACGGCAGCAGTCGAAGCCAAGGCGAAGTACACGAGCGCATCTTCGATGATTATTTATTGGCCGATCGCAATTTCGTGGCGGGTGTTATCAATCAACAATTACTCCCCAAATTATCCGCCATGGGCTATCCGTTCGAGGGCTTGCAATTTGATTTTTGCCCAGTGGAAGAAATCACCGAAACCGACCTAAAAATGGACGAAATGCTTTTGAGCAATTTTGAGTTTAAAGACCTGGAGTATTTCGCCAAAAAATACAACGTACCCATCACAGCAATAAAAAAGCAAAACAACGCATCTGCCACACCTGCCAATTTATCGCTCCTGCTGCACCGAGAGTTAAACGACTTATACACCCACACCCATGCCCATTAGTACCCTCGAAAAACAACTGCTGGCCGAAGCTAACCGCATCGCCAAAGCCGTACACCAAGGCAAAATGCCTGCGGGTAGTCTTGATGTGGTGTTGAGCGAGCTCGTGGCCAATCATTTGTATGGTGGTGTTGAAGCGGGCTATGGCGCTTCGCTTTCCAATATCGATTATACAACGCCCGATGCGGCGATGTTATTGAAACTACAGCAAAATGTGTGGCACTTCTCAGCCGCCAAAAACGCCCACCAAATCATAGAACTCAATGCCCTGCTGATAGACCCTAATGGCAAAATGAGAGAGTGGAATGACTACAAAACTGTTGCCAGTAAAGTATCCGATAAATACCTTGTGCAGCACCTACGCACCGAATACAACCACGCCGTGGCTTCCGCTCAAATGGCGAGCCAATGGCAGGCTTTTGACGACGATGCGATGCTTGTATATAAAACCGTAGGCGATGCCAATGTGCGCAATGCACACGCCACACTGCACAACATACGCCGCCCCAAAAGTGATCCGTTTTGGGATACCTACTACCCACCCAACGACTGGAACTGCCGCTGCGATGTGCAAGCCACCGACAGCGACCACCACACACCTACCAAAGACATCGAAACGCCTACCATTCCTACTTTATTCAAAAACAACATCGCAAAAAAAGGCATGATCTACCCGCCCGAACATCCGTATTGGGCTTTGTTTGATGATGGGTTTAGAACACAGCTAAAACAGTATTCAAAGGAAGCAATGGACTTGGAGTACGAAACGCTGATACCCATTTTTAATGATGGAAAAGGGGGTATAATTACTGCGCACTGGGAAGCGATAACCGCCAATGAATATCTGCAAAACATTGATATTGCAATGGTTTTAGCAAAAAATGGAAATAAAGTTGAACTGTTACCAGACATCACAAAAGCTGGAGAACGCAGAAATAAATGGCATTCAAATAGTAAAAGTGATAAAAACCCTGACGCTTGGGTGAATGGTGAAATTACAGAATTTAAAAAACCTGTTTATAAAAAAAATATTCGTAAAAATGTTTTTGATGCCAGCACTCAAGCTGAAAATGCAGTAATAATATTGAACGATGAGTGGGAATTTGAACCAAATCAACTGATTAATTGGATTGGTACATGGAAAGATGCAGTAATTAAAGATAATAAATTTACCTTAAAAAGCTTAAAGTTTGTTTATCGAGGTAAATTAATAGAATAAAAAGGGCATTGTCTGTTCCAATACGGAAGAGGAACTTGAAATGTCCAGCCCTTTTCAATTGCAAATATACAACAAAATAATAAAAACCAAATTAAAAATTATATTTTATGTCAAAATTCGGTTTAGAGTGGATGTTTACCGTGAGCAAGGACATGATCAACCCTGCCCTCACCAAGATGTCCACCAACTTCGACAAAGCCAAAAGCCATGCTAGCGCAGCCGAAGGCAAAATAAAGGGCTCCTTTATCGGAATGCAAAAGGCAGTGGCTGGCTTCCAAGAGCGACACATACAAGCCATCGATGGCATTAGCTCACAACTTCCTGGACTGGGTAGCAACATTGCTTTGCTGTCTAATCCTTATGCCGCTGCTGGTGCTGCTGCTCTTGCTGCTGGGGGAGTAATGATAGCGGCCACCCAAAAGGCCGCCGACTTCAATCAGGTGTTTAAGGATTATGCCCAGCTCAATCTCAATGCTCCAGCTGCGCAGCTGGCCGAAGCCAAAAGCCGAATGTTAGAGTTGAGCATGGCCACAGGCATAGCCGCCGACAAAATAAGCACGGGCTTCTTTGATGTGCAGTCGATTCTCGGCACCACAGGTGGCGAAGCCAGCAAGCTCGTAGGCGAGGTTGGTAAGTTTGCGCAAGCCATGGGCGGCGATGTCAATCTTGCCATCAGTGGTGCCGCCAAGGCGATGTTCAACTTCAAAGGCATGAGTCAAATGGAATGGATGACCAGCAACTTCGCAACTTTCAACGCCGCCAAGGTAAACATGAACGAGCTGATAGCCGTTCAAGCACAATACACCGGAGCGGTGGCAAAGAGCATGCAGAGCTTAGATGCTGGTAATAAAGTGTTTTCAGCATTTAGCACCATCACCAAAGATGCGAGCGAAAATGCCACACTCGTAAAAGGAGCGTTCGATGGATTGACTTCGGGTAGCCTC